CAGCGGTTCATAGACGGCTGAGGTGGAGGCCGTCAGGGTTTCTTCAAAGCCGCAAGCCAGCAGCGCATCGCCATAAGCGGGACGACTGCCTGCCGCGCCACTGGACGCCAGCTCTACGTCGAAGCTGAGTTCGACATGGCTATCCAGCTGGATGCTGGACGACTGGCCGAAGTACGGACGAACAAAATCCCGTGTGGCGGTGTTACCGGCCAGCGGGGTGAGTGATACGTTGCTGACGAGGAAGCAATCCGTTCCCGCCAGGGTTGCAGCAGTGCCGAAGGTGGTTTCCTTCTTCAGCGCCACCAGGGTTTTATTCATAAACAGGGCCATAGCGGACTCCGGGGTTTTAAGCCGGGGTCGCTATGCCCTGAGTGCCTGCGGTTGCAGGGTCGTCAGGACGGGTGCCCGTCGAGTGTTAAGAAAATCAGTTCAGGCTTTTTCGGCCTCTTTCATCCAGTCTTCAACAGCGGCAATCGCGCCCTTGAACACTCGAATCAGCGTTTTAATCAGAATCTTTGTATGCGGTTTCAAGTTCGTCCTCTGTCAGAAGGGTCGGCATGACAAACGCTTCGGGTTCTGGCGGAATTGCGGCCTTGACTTCCGCAACCTCAACGCAACAACGCGCCTTCGGTGCCGTCGCGGCTGCGGCCAGAGTTCTTTCACCCGTCTTCGGGTCTTTAATCCATTGGGCCATCAGGCTTACTCCAGTCCGTCGTAATAAAAGGCAAACGCATAGTCATCCCGCCACAGCACGATGCCGGGGTCGAGAAATTCCATGCGTCCGGCGCGGTAGGTGATTGGATCGCCAGGCACGTCCGGTTGGTAATCAATCAGTGCCAGTCGCACGGCATCGCGCATCGACAACACGGCATCGAGATCCGCTCCGGCCAGGGTGATGCCCAGTCGAGCATCAATCCGCTGCAATGCCGGGGCATTGACGCGGGTATTCGGCCCTGCGCTTTCGCTGATGTCTGTAATCCAGCAAGTCGGGCCGTTGCCCAGGCTGTCGGCCGTGGCCGGTTGCCCGACGGCGACTTTGCCGCTGAGTCCGGTGACGGTTTCCAGTTGGGTGACAATGCCGTCGATGTTCATGCCGGTGCCATCCGTGCCTTGCGAATGCCTGCCGAGTCCACGTCGTCAATCTCGATGATGGTGTAGCTGACATCCCCCACAGTGACGCCATCTCTGACGCTGGCGTTTGGAAAGTCAGCCGCACGAAACATCAAATGCGCCCCGCCGATCATCTCGACACCACTGCCCAGCATCATGTCGTCTTGCGGCGTGACAATGGCCACACCGCTGATTCCGTCAATGCTGACCGGATGGCCAAACACACGCTCAAGCGAGGCGTGTGCCTGACTGGCCAAGGTGTCGAAGGGGCTGGTCATCAGCTCAGGTCGATGGTGAGGATGCTGGCCGGACGAGTGCAGATCATCTTGACGTTGCTCTGCATTTCCAGATACCAGCCACGATTGCCTTCATCGATGGGGTACGCCGACATGTAGTACGGAGTGCCCATGGCGCCTGCACCGATGCTGTCCAGAGTATCTGCCGGGGCAAACGCCTGGATGAACAGATCAGGTACGCCGACCGGAATGACCTTGGCCGTACCGGATGCAATGACGGTAGAGCCGACGCCGCGATAGCGTTCCCAAGTGACGCCGCCAAAGATGACCTGCTCGGTGGTGGAGCCGCGCAGCGCGGACGCCTGTACCTGATTCAGGTAGGTCTCCTTGATGGTCTTGGACTCGATCAGCGCCGCCCAGAAGGTGTCATCGCACAGCGCCAGCAGACCGCTGTAAGGAATGCCCTTGAGGGCCGCTTCCATCGGCTTGATGACGTTGTTAAAGATGGCGCTGCGGATGGCCGAATCGGATGCGCCGAAGCCAATGGCAGCGGCTGCCGGTGCGTTGCCGAACGCATTGCTGGGCGTGTTGACCGTTGAGATACGCAGGTACTCATGGGTCAGGTCCATGTCACGACGCAGCTTGGCGATGACTTCATCGCGGCGGCTGGTGATCGCTTCCCGTGCGCCGGTCACGCCGACCGCCCGCATGTTCAGCACTTCATCCGCATAGACAGCGCCATCCTTGCGGAAATGTTCCGTCTCGAAGGTGAAGACGTTGCGACGTTCCAGCACCTGCGCCTTGCTGGGCGTACCACGCGGAGTGGAGGTCAGCAGTTCGGCGTCGTTCAGCGCCTGGTCTTCCAGGGCCAGACGAGTGCCGGACAGCGCACGGGTAGTGAAGATCGCCGGATCAGCCAAGCGGCCCGGAATGTAGGGAGCCTTTGCAACGCTGGCGATCAGTTCATCAGCGGTAAAAAAGTCAGCGTAGAAATCCATCTTGATTACCTCGCGATGATGTTGGCCAGAGCCAGATCGGTATAAGCCTTGGCTTTGGCGGTTGAATCGACAGCGGTGATCCACTGCAGCGCGTCCTTCTTGACTTCAGCCAAGCGGACAATGGCGGTAGCGGAGGCGTCGGCACTGGTGGCGTCCACGGCTTGCATCAGCACACCCAGAGCAATCTGGGAGCCGTTGCTGTTGCCGTCGTCATAGCCGGTCCATTTGCCGGAGCCTGCGGCGACGGTGATGCTGAAGCTGTCACCTGCGGCGAAGTCGTTGGAGCCATCCGCCAGGGTGAACGCCAGCCCGCCCTTGGAGAACGCGGCGGCGACATTGCCGGTGCCGATGATCTTGCCGTCCGGTCCTTCAACCTGGAACGTGCCCGCGTCGGTGGCGGCTTCGATGATGATCAGTTTGTAGACACCTGGCAGCGCGGACGCGGAGACCGTGATGGTGCCCATGGTGCCGTTGCCGGCATTGCCAGCGGTGGCGGCTGAGGTGGCACTGGTGCCGGTGGTGATCTTGCCAATCACGGTGCCCGCCTTGAGAACACCGGCGCCTGCGGCGATGGTGATGGCCTCGCGGGAAATGCTGCCGTCGCCTTCCGACAACAGCGCCTCAAAACTACGATACGGTTCTGCGTAAGTCGTCATGATTTAGACTCCGGCTACTTGTTTCAGGAGACCCTGCGCCAGTTCAGCGGCACGGGATTTGGGTTGGTTAACGTCGCCATCCGGGCGACCGGAGACGGTGGCGCTCGCGTCAACACGCTTGCTCCACATCCGCAAAATCTCCATTTCGCACTCATGTTGCGACTTGTCTGAATCAACCAGTGACTCTGCGGTTTGCTCGTCCAGTCCAGCCATCCGCGCATAACTGCGAATGCTTTTGATGCGCTGACGCTCAACCGCCAGGGCTGAACGAACGGCGCTATCTACATCGGGAGCAGGAGCGGGTGATTCCACTACTTCTGCTGCGGGTTCCAGGGATTCCGGCGCTGTCGGTTCCACCGGGGTTTGTTCAATGGGATCGGACATAGCCGTACTCCTATGGGTTATGGAAACAGGATGCCGCTCGTCTATTTTCCGAACGGACGCTTTTGCATCGGCCCCAATCGGGACCAATGACAATTCATAAGGCTCCCACTTCGTGGCGCGATAGGTCGGCATCGATCCATCTTGCGGGGCGGTAATTTCGTATTCGTGAACTTGATAGCCCACCGAGACGTTGCGGATAATTCCGGCTTTCACATCGGCCACAATCGGCGCGATTTCCTTGCGTTCACTGAAGCGGACAACCGCATGGCCCAGGCCGTTATCAATCCATGCGCGTTCGACAACGCCGATCACGGACTCCAACTCATAACAGTCGTGGGTATCCAGCAGCGGAGCGCCGGAATTAAGCCGCGTCATGTCGATGGCTTCTGGACTCATGTCCAGTTCTTCGATAAATGGCCCGTCGAACCAGTCGAAACGGCGAACCTGAGCGCCGGTGGACCACACCAGTTCACAGGTCTTGCTGGTGTCGTCGAAGCTCTGCGGCTGCAAGGCTGCGCGAGTCGTCAGCATCGGCAATTCGCGAGTTTGTTTATTCATTGGTGAGGGTTTCCTCTTGCGGCGTGGGTTCCTCGGTTTGCTTGACCACCGAAGGCGCGTTGCGATAGTCGGACTCGACTTTCAAGCCAGCGGCGTCCAGCTTGGCGAGGTATTCGGCCTGCTCAGTCGCCACGGCATCGGGATCAAAGCCTTGCCCGCGTATCGCTTCCGGTAGGCTCATGAGTCCACCCTTGACCGCGTTAATCAGCGCGGCGACTTCTTTGCCGGGGTCAACCACTGTGCGAGTCGGCGGGGTCCATTCGACGGTCATGCCATCCGTATTCACGCCGGTCGCGGCGAGCATGTCGCTGTACCAGACGAACACGCGCTGACAAAAAACCGGGATAAACAGATTCCACTGCCAGGATTCGACGTTACGGCCAAATTCGTGGGCCGACATGCGGGCGCTGGAGTAGGTGACTTGCGACATGTCGCCCGTCAAGGATTCGTAAGTGATGCCGAGACCGGACGCGATGCCGCGCAGAATCCATTGCCGAAACTGGGGATCTTCAGCTCGCTTCGGTGGCTCATTGAAAGTGACGGACCGGCCCGGCTTGAGGGCATACATGGTGCCCGGTTGCAGGTCGGGGATTTCTTCATCCAGTTCTTCACCGAAAGCCTGCGGATCGTCGGAATGCAGCCAGCCGGTAAAGAGGTTCGCAATCATGGAAGATTGCAGCGTCGCGTCTTCAAAGAGTCCGAGATTCTTGGCCGCTACCACCACCGGCGAGAGCCAGCTGACACCCCGGTTCTGGCCGGGTCGATCCTTGCGGTAGAGGTGGATGATTTCGGACGCGGGGACGCGGGCGGTCTCGCGGATTCCGGCGAGCGTGTGACTGCTGCCAGGGTGCTTACGGAACAGGTGGTAAGCGACACGACGACCGAGCGGGTCGTACTCGACGCCCTTCTCAAAGTCATTACCCGGTAACACGCCAGACGCATCGGCGATGTTGTCGGACAGCAAGTCCGGCTCGATCACCTGAAGCTGGAACGGCAGCGGCAAGCCATCCTCGGGACGACGCGGGCGGAAGCGAATCAGGCATTCGCCGGACTCGACCAATGCGCGGAAGGCTAGTTGTTGCAGCCCATAAATGTCGTGCATCCCGTCGGCATCACACGCGTTGGTCTCCATGTGACGCTGCCAGAGCGCTTGCGCCTGCCGGGTGCGGAGCGCTGAACCGGCCTTGATCTGAGCGCGGATACCGTAGCCAATGGCGTTATTGACGCAGACGTTGACGCCCTTGGACGCCCACGGGTTATTTCGGACCAGATCACGCGCTCGATTGCGGATCGTGATGGGATCACTGATCGCCGCATCGGCATCGGTGGTCGGGGTGTACCAGCCGGACATGCGCGAAGTGCGGGACGCGGCGTCATAGCGGCGCTGCTTGAGGTGCGGAGGCACTTCCGGCGCGACGGCATTCGCAGCACGTCCGATGAAGCTGAGAACGCGGCTCATAATCCGTTACTCACGGTCGGACGCCAGGGACGCCCACGGGCCGTAACGGGAGTGGCGACACCCAGCTCGGCTCTGATCTGGTCGCGCAGCTTCATCAGCGCATCGAGGCTCTGATAAACGACGACCCGACCATCAATCTCGACACGCAAGGTGCCGGACGCTATGGCGTCTTCAACGGTCTGGAGCTGGGTGGGGGTGTAAGCCATGCTCGCAAGTTTCGCGAGCTTTGGCGACTTGAATCAGGGGGAGAAATGTCGCCTTATCGCCGGATTCAGGTATCTGGCATACTTGCTGTGCCAAACTGAATGACTCACGAACGGTGGTTCCAAATGGATGCTAATGACAGATGCAATCAAGCCGCCAATATGAGATTGCGCGGAGAAACGTATAGTGAAATCGGCAAGTTGCTCGGTATATCTCCTGAGAGGGCGAGGCAGCTAAGCAGTAAGGGCCTGCGGTCGATGGATCTTACGGACCACTGGCTTAATGGTCTGCCATCCTCTGGCGCCGCATCCGCCATCCTTCGTGCTGGGTTTACAAGCAAAGACCAGCTGAGAGAAGCCATTGATAGGAGTCAGGAGATAAAATGGGTTGGCAAGAAAAGCCGACTAGAGGTACAGGAGTGGCTCAAAGATAACTCGACGCCCGCTGCTTGATCCTCTGAACCTGCCTGGGCGAGACGCCGATACGCTGGCTGATTTCGCCTGTCGAAAGGCCGTTCGAGGCGAGTTCCAGGACGCGATGCTGGCGGGCTACATGGGACCGCTTGGCAATGTAGACATGATCGGACCCGCCCCAGCACTCGCGCCAGCGTTGGATGCTGGCCTTGATGCAGGGGATGACGCCATCAGCGTGTTGTTGCGCCAATGCGCCGGTAATCATCTCTTCCAAAGCATCAATCGGATCAGCCATATTGCGCTTGATGTCGCTCGTAATCCTGCTGGCATTCAATGCAGCGGACGGCATGGGGCGCGGCCTTGATTCGCTGCGGTTCGATCAGTTCCTGGCAGTCCACGCAGTAATCCGAGGCCCGCATGACATGCTTGCGGCGATGCTTGATGCGGTATTCCTCCAGCCACTCGGCTTGCGCCTGGGCCTTGTCGGCGTCATCGGCCATTGACGGTGGTCAGCCGGGTCAGCGTCAGGTCAATCTCGCGCAGGCTTTTTTGGATCTCGCGATATTGGTCGTCGTGCTTGTCGAGGTGGCTCTTAAAGCCTTCCTCCAGTTGGCCGAGGCGGTATTCGTGTTGTTGCACCATGTTCCAGACGGCGAAAACCGCCACCACCACCGTTCCTATAATCTTCAGCCAGTCACTCATCTTTCTGCTCCTTAGCCATTTAGCAAATAAGGTGAGCCATGAGTCCGTACTGTCTGATTGAACGTGGTTGATACTCGCCATCGGGTTTGTCCTCTATGTCGGCAATCACTGCGGGGCTGATGTGGCAACTGCACCCGGCTTGAGTAAGGATCGCGCCCGCACATAGCCACGCA